TGCTTTTAGGTTAAATAACTCTATAATTACAAGTGCAGACAATGTAGATAATTTTATAAAAGGTAAAAACAATACAGCACAAACAGGTACAACTAACACTATTATTATGGGTGAAAATAATATAGTAAAAGGAATATCTAGAAACAATATACTAATAGGTGACAACAATGAAGTAGCAAATGGCGTAAACAATGCAACAGTATTAGGTAACTATGGTATAGCAGAAAGAGATGGTGAAGTAGTAATAGGTGGTGGTGGTTTTAATGGAGCAGGTAAAGGCTATAATCAAAGTTCTGTAGTAAGTCTATCAGGAACTACTACAGATGCTACACAGACTAATTTAAAGGTCAATAACAGCAGTTCTAATACAATTATAGCAAGAAGTTCTACAAGTTCTTTTCAAGGCTTTGAAGCAAACGTATTAGGGGTAAGAACGGGTGGTACAGCAGGTGGTAATCCTAATGATAGAATATTTTTAAGAGCAACAGGTATAGTCTACTTAAAAATATCAAATGAAAGTGTAGCAACATTAGGTAGTTTTGGAACAGTAACAGGTTGGACAACTGCTTTATTTTTTGACTCTACTAATGATATGCACTTGTCAGTAACAGGAGCAGCCAATATGAATATAAGTTGGAGTGCAACTTTAAATCTTTATGAAATAATAGTATAATGCAAGAAATATTACAATTAATAGAAGGTTATGGTTTACCATTAGTATTACTAATAGGAGCAGTCTACACAATATATAGATTTATGGTTTTTAGTTTATATGAAGTAAAAAAAGAATTTGGTAGAAGACACGAAGACAATGCAAAGGCAATGTCTGATCTAAAAGTACAAGTAGCAGAATTAAAAGAGAAAATAAATACAATTTTAGAATTTATAAAAAAATAGATTATGGCTGAAGTATTAACAATGCAGGTAAACAGCAATATAGGTAAAGTTGCTAAAGAAACAAAAGATTGGGCAAAGTCTTTAGATGAAGTTAATGAACAAGTAACAATACAAAATAAAGTTATTAATGACTTAGAAAGAGACTTAATTAAACTTAAACAACAGCAAGATGCTATACCTAAAGGAGCGTTTTTTGCAGGTATGGGTGATTTAAATAAAAAAATAAAAGAAACATCTAATGAATTAAAATTAGAAAAAATAGCATTAAAAGACCTTACTAACCAACAAAAAGAAGCAACACAACAAGTTAAAAAATATAATAAAGCACAAAAAGAACAAGAAGATGCAGTAAAAGGTACAATAGGTAATTTTCAAGTTTTTGGTGTTTCTATAAATGGTATTAGAAAAAGATTAGGTCAAGTAATACCACTAATTAGGTTAATGTTTAAGTCTATTAAAGTAGGTTTGTTATCTACAGGTATAGGCGCATTATTAGTTGCATTTGGAAGTTTAATTACATTTATAAGAGGATCTAAAGAAGGTATGGATAGATTTAATGTAGTTATATCTAAAGTAAGTGCAATATTTAAAGTCCTAAAAGATAGGGTTTCTAATATTGGTAAAGCATTATTAGGTGTATTTGATAATGGTTTAATAAATACACTTAAAACTATAAGAAATCAATTTTTAGGTGTAGGTGATGAAATGAAAAGAGAAGTAAAGATAGCAGGTGAATTAACATTAGCAATGCAAAAATTAAGAGATGCAGAAAATGAATTTATAGTACAAAAAGCAGCAACTAGAAAAGAAATAGAAAAAGCAAGACTTTTAGCAGAAGATGAAACAAAGTCAGCACAAGAAAGGTTAGTAGCATTAAGAAGGGCATTAGATTTAGAAATTGAAACGTCAAATAAGGAAGTAGAGATGGCTAAAGAAAGAAAGAGAATATTTGAACAAGATATGATACAAAGCAAACACAAAGAAGAAGATGAGAAAAAATTAGCAGAACTTACAGCAGACATAGATAGAAAAGAAATATCTTCATTAAGGCTTCGTAAAAGAGTAATGACTGAAGTTAATGAAATGCAAAACAAAATAGACCAAGAAAGAAAAGACAGGCACGAAGACTTGATTGAAATGACTGAAAAAGAGACGGAAGTAACTCACGGTTTAATGTTAGCAAATAATGAATATTTTGAAAATTTAATGAAAACTAGTAATGCAGGTGCTAGTGTTGTTCTTGCTAATACTAATCAACAATTAGAAGCAGCGCAAACATTTGCAGGTGGTGTTTCAAAATTAGCAAATGAAAATAAAGCACTAGCAGGAGCAGAAGCATTAATATCTACTTATTTAGCAGTACAAAGAACTATGTCTGATGCAAGTATACCTACAACTGCTTTAAGATTTATTACAGCAGCAGGAGTGTTGTCAAGTGGTTTAGCAAATGTAAGAAGTATATTCTCTACAAATGTAGGTACAGGTGGTGGTGGTGGTGGCTCTATACCTGCTGCTACTTCACAAACACCTTCTCCACAAATGCTAGGTGGCGCATTTTCTTTAAGTGGTGACACACAACAACCTGAACCATTAAAAGCCTTCGTAGTAACAGATGAAATGACTAACAGTCAAAATCAATTAGCAAATATAAGACGTAGAGCAACAATATAAAATCAAATAAATAACAACTAAATATATATATAGATATGCCGTGTAAAAAATGTAAAGATGGAAAAGTAAAATGGGGAAACACAGGAGAGTGTAAGTATGATACTATTGCAGAATGTGAAGAAGCCAATAAAGACTATTATGAGAATCTTAAAGAAACTAAGATTGTCGAACTTGTAATAGAAGATGATAACCAAGAATTAGCAATTGACGCAATTAGTCTTGTAACTTCTCCTGCAATCGAGCAAGACTTTGTATTTTTTGGTAAAGAAAAGAACAATTTAACCTTTGCTAAAGTAGATGAAGAAAAGCGTATGCTAGTTTCTCCCGCTTTGATTCCTAATAAACAAATATTTAGATATGATCCAAATACTGATTCTGACTATTATGTATATTTTAGCCCGGAAACCGTCAGAAGAGCAAGTGAATTATATCTTAAACACAATAACCATCATAAAGCGACTTACCAACATCAAGACAGAGTGTCTGGAGTACTAACAGTAGAAAGTTGGATAAAAGAGGGTGAACAGGATAAGTCAAAAATGTATGGTTTCGATTTACCAAACGGTACTTGGTTTGTTAAAATGCGTATAGATAATAATGACTTATGGAACAAGATTAAGGAAGGAGAATTAAAAGGATTATCAATCGAAGGATATTTCACAAATAAGTTCGAGCAAATGCAAGAAAAGAAACCAACAGACTTAGAAATATTGTCTGCTCTTAATGAAATCATAAGAGAAAGCCGAAAATCAAATAAAAACTAAACAACTCTATTATATAATACAACTTAAACAATAAACTATGGATTTAAAAGAACAAATATTAGTAGCACTAGGACTTAACAAAGAAGAAGACGTTAAACTAGGTTATCAAGCAAAGTCTGAAGATGGTACAATTTTTGTATCAACAGCAGAAGAATTAGAAGCAGGCGTAGACATTTCAGTATTAACTGAAGACGGAACTACGATTTTACTACCTGTTGGAACGTACAAGACGGATACAGGTGTAAGTTTCAGAGTAGAAGAAGAAGGAATTGTTGCAGAAGTTATAGAATCAGAAACTGAAGAAGAAGAAACTCCAAAAGAAGAAATGGAGTCTGAAGAATTAGCAGAAGAAGATGACAAAGATGATTATGATGAAGAAGCAGATGTCGCTGATTGGAAAGGAATGGAAAAGCGTATTAAGAACTTAGAAGATGCAGTAGCAGACCTTAAAAGAGATAAAGTAGGTGGTGATGATGATGTTGAAGAAATGTCTGAAGAAACTATAGAAGAAGTATCTGACAAACCTAAGTCTATTAAAACAACAGAAGTAGTTGAATTTACAGCAGAAGAAGTAGAAAAGATTAAGGCTGAAAATGAAAAACTAAAAACAGAATTAGCAGAATCACCTGCTGAGTCACCAATAAATACTAATAAGTTTAGTGTAGACAGAAAACCTTTATCTACAAAAGAATACAAGAAACTTACTAGACAAGAAAGATTTTTATACAATTTAAACAAATAATTAATAACTAAAACAATAAAAAAATGGCGTTTACAGTAACAAGTAATTTTAGTGGAAAAGCGGCTGGATTCTATATCAGCGCAGCACTAAAAGAAACAAGAAGTTTAGACTTTTTAACTTTGATAGAAAATATCAAATTTAAAAGCAATATACAAAGAATGGCGGGGAGTTCAGTAGTAAGAGACGCAACGTGCGATTTTACAAACAATGGAACTTTAGCGTTAACCGAAAAGGTTCTCGAGCCGAAAAATCTACAAATTAACTTAGACCTATGTAAAAAAACTTTACTTAGTTCTTGGGAGGCGTTACAAATGAGAGCAGGAGCAGGTTCACCACCACCACCATCATTTGATGACTATGTTATATCTTATATGGGTGAAATCATAGCAGATGCAGCAGAGTCTTCTATATGGAATGGTGCAGGTGGAACAAATGGAGAGTTTCAGGGTTTCTTAGATACTAATGGGTATTTATTACCTACAGGTACTAACGCTGATGCAACAGTTGTACAGTCTAGTGCATCAGGAGCATATACAGCAGCAAACATTATAGCAAACTTACAGACTTTAACAGCAGATATGGCGGCTAATGTTTCATCAATCTTAAGAAAAGAAGATTTATATATCTATATGAATAGTAAGACTTATGCTTTATATATTTCAGCAGTATCTACATTAGGATATGTTAATGCTTACAATATGAATGGTGATTACGAGCCTGTATTTGAAGGATACAAAATTGCAGTATGTCCGGGTATGGTTGACAATCAATTAGTAGCAGCACAAAGAAGTAATATGTTCGCAGGAACTGACTTACTTTCTGATACTACAAGAATCGCTTTGCTTGATATGTCAGCGTTAGACGGTTCAGACAACATTAGAGTGGTTGCAAAATACTCTATGGGCGTTCAAACAGGAGTAGGAGCAGATATTGTAAGACAATCATAAAATTAATACAAGAAGTAGGGGTGTAAAAACTCCTACTCCTTTAACCTTTAAAACTTAAAACGATGGCTTGTACGGCACTAACAAAGGGACGAGGACTTGATTGTAATAGAATATCAGGTGGAATAAAATTTATTTATTTCGCAGTTTATGACCAAGTAACTTCGATACCAACAGCAAATGGTGAAATTACTGATTTAGAAATGGGATCTAATAGTCTTTATAGATATACAATGCCTTTAGGTGTTGCAAGTCTTACCGATACTATTACAGGTTCTAGAGAAAATGGAACGATATTTTATACTCCAACAGTAAATATTATATTAAACAGATTAACAAAAGAAGACCAAAACCAGATAAAATTACTAGGAGCAACAAAAGTAATTATATTTGCACAACTAAACCAAACAGTAACCGCTACAGGACACGACACAATAGTATGTCTAGGTAGTGTTAATGGAATGGAATTAAATGCAGGAACAATGGACTCTGGAGCAGCATTTGGAGATAGAAACGGCTACACTTTAACCTTTGACGGTTTAGAGCAGCAGCCTTTCCAATTTGTACCAGATTTTACTACAAATCCATTTGATAACGCAGCATTTACATTAGGAGGAGTTGTTTCTTCATAGACTTTAATTAGTAGTTTTCATATATTTCTTGATTAGGGTGGGCTTAGGCTCACCTTTTTCTTTTAAACCCAAATAAAAACGACCTTTTTCTATTATATACTATGATACAAGTAACAAGTGAGTCTTCTTTCAATATGTATGTAAATACAGAAGGTAATCGTATAGACACATCAGTAAGTTCTGATCTTATAAGATACCTAGTAAAGTTTACTAATGATATGGACAAGTCTGTTCAATATGCATATTCTGACTTACACTTAGTATATGAACGCTACACTAAATTAAGTTTTACTTACAATACAACTCCTGATGTTTATACAGGGGCTACTAAACTAATTCCAACAGGATATTATAAATATGAAGTATATGAAGTTGCTTGGCCTTCAGGTGGCGCAGTAGCAATAAGCGCAGGTAACTCTCCTATAAATGAGAATGACGTACTACCTGTAGGGCCTACACACGGAGTAGTACAGGGATTAGTAGCAATAGGAAAATTAAATGTTACTGCTAAGACAGGAACAGCACAAGTACAATATACACAAAGACAATCGCCAAGTGGTACTAACTACATTTGGTATGGACAATAATAACAAATAAAAACAATTAAAAATGGCTATAGAAAACGTACAACAATTACTAACTGAACAACTAGGAAAGCATAGATGTGATGTTATTGGAACAACTGCAATGTCAGGTAAGAAATACTATGCTGTTCATTTTCCTGTAGAAAGTGTAATAGCATCAATAACTGCAACTAATGTACAAACAGGTACAGGTAGTGCTATATCTAACTTACATACGACAATGGCGGCAGGAACAACATTATTCCTTCAGGTGACCGCTATAACACTTACAAGTGGTGTAGGAATCTGCTACTACGAAGACGTTATATAATGAAGATATTAAAACTAGGTCAAATGATTGGTGGATCTAACTCACCAAAACCTTCAGGACTACTTAATGAGTATTCTTTAAATTTTGATGGAACAAATGACATACTAAATTGCGGTGATAGTAATGACTTTTCTTTTGGTAATGGTACAACAGACTCTGCTTTTAGTATTTCTGCTTGGATTAATGTTAGTACTTTGCTTTTTGCGCCTAAACCTATTGCTAGTAAAAATGAGTCAGCCGAACAAGAATATACTTTTTATGTTGCATCAGATGGAAAGTTATATTTTATATTATATGATACTTTAGGTGGTAGTTCTGACCACGCTACTATACAATCAGCAAGTGCAGGAACAATAACTACAGGCAGTTGGTTTCACGTAGTGGCTACTTATTCAGGTAATGGCTCTACATCAGGTATGAGTATGTTTGTTAATGGCTCTGCACTTTCTACAACAGCGTCTTCTAATAACTATACTGCTATGGATAATGGTACAGGTTCTTTTTTAATAGGACACGATCAAGCTGGAAGAAAAACATTTAGCGGAAATATAGACGAAGTATCTATATGGGATAAAGAATTAAGTGCTAGTGACGTTACTAGTCTTTATAATGGTGGTACACCTACAGACTTAACAGGTATGTCTAATCTTGTAGGTTGGTGGCGTATGGGAGACCCAACAGGTGTAGCTGCATTCCCAACAATAGTAGACCAAAGTACCAACAGTAATGATGGTACAATGACTAATATGACATTTACAGATATAGAAACAGTAGTACCTTAAACAATAATTTATGGAAAATATACTTAATATAAACTTAGCAACTGAAACTGCTCCTGATGTACAAGAAGTACGAGGTAAAGACTATATAGA